AAGTTGCATTTGCTGTTGTGCCTGTCTTTCTGCCTGTTCCTGTTCAATCATGGCCTGTACTTCTTCAGGGCTTCTCAGGTTAGATACAGGCACTTGCAGGACTTCGGCAGTATTCTTCAGAATTTCCTGAGTATTAAAGTACATAGGAATTGTCTGATCAATCTGTGCAAGCGGAAGTATCATTTCAAACATCTGTGTCATTGAATTTATCTCTCCACTACGCATTGCAATAGAAACTGGATTTATATATTCAATTACCAAGTTCTCTTCCAGTTCAGGTGGCATTTCAGGTAACAAGTATGATCTAAGAAGTATATTCATTGTACGCCTGATCAAAGGATCAAGAAATTCTGCTTCCTGTCTGGCGAGAATTGGCCCAAGTACAGGCATCCTCTGTCTCATCCTGACTGACACTTCTGTTGCACTGAATCTCATTACATCACCATCTGGTGCAACTGGGCCGGGAAGTTCAAGCAAATCCAAGAAGTAACCTTCCCTGATTGCAGATAAGCATTTTGCACTTAGTCTTTCTGCATAATCTGGTCTTGCTCTTGTTGGTGCTTCAAAGATAGTGTCCTTGCCCCCCAATCCAACTGTGTAGTAATTAATTGCATCAGGAGTAGTATCAAGGGGGTCCAGCAATCCATTGTCTGGTACGAACAATGGTGGAGAAACAGCTTTTTGAACCCCCCTGAGGTAACTCTTATCTACTTCAGTAATAAGCCTGACATCGGGCATTATTTCCCAAGTTGGACCTCTGCCGTAGATTTCCTTGTCGGAGCGTTCCCATCGGGAACAGATATAGGGCATTTCATCAAATGCGCCTACAGAGAGTATATCTTTTCTTTCTTTCAGGTAATGTATTGAAGCATATGCCCTGTTAAAATTAGGAGGCAGATATTCTGCCAGTGTCCATGCAGGATATACACAGTGAACAACATCATATTCTTCCAGCATCTTTGATGACATTGCCTTATCCAGAACTTCTTTTGGAAGATGATTTGGATCAAACCTTGACATAAGGTCTTTGGCAGTCTGCCTGTAATTCCTGTATATTGTGTCAATCTGCATTTCACTGCCTGAACCAAGTATGCAGTCTGCAAGAGGAAAGTTTCTATATCTTGGGCCGAATCCCGGCATATCCTCTACATATATAATTCCTGTACCGAATGCTCCTGCTTCCAAGTAATATTGAAATACTGCACTATGGAAATTTGATACTGGCCTTGATACATGATATTTCACAATCTTTGTTGCTTCTTCCAGCCAGAGTGCAACACTCCTGTTCTTGTCTAATCCTGAGTTCCCAGAACTAAGCCGAAACCATTCTGCACCCATAGGTGTAAACACATTATGGATATTGGAAGCAAAGCGTTTAAGCAGACGCATAGCCGAACCCTCAAAGGCCATCTCCATGCGGTTTGCTCCTCTTGACTGAACCATGTTGAAATCGGCTCTGTGGGGAAGTACATATTCGGCCATTTCCTGCCACTGTCTTTCCCAAGTGGAGCGATCTGTCTTCAGCTTCTCATGTTGCTGATCAAGTATTGATCCTAATTCGTTTATATGTGGCATTTTCTCCTATCCAAGTATAGTTGCACTGCCCGGATTTTGATGATAAAGCCTTGATCTTGGCTTGCCTTTTTGTTTGCGTAGAAACTGGTTTCGTGCAAATGACATTTCATCTACTGAATCCACATTTTCGTAACGTGACTCATCACCTCCTGCTCCAGTCTGTGCGCTACCTTTCCTACTACCTCTTCCACCATAATCTCCAAATTGAGAACCTGAAATATGATGTGAAGCTTTCCTGCTCCAGTCCCTAAACATATTTCCAGTATCTTCCAATGTACCACCTGGCTTTCTGAAGTCAGAATGTATAAGCTGAGTTGTTGAGGGATTATTAACAACTGCTCTTTGAATACCAGTTCCCATATTTGTAAATCCCATTCTGTCTAATTCTGTGCCAGTTAATTGATCTGACATTTCATCGCTCAGTTTCCGTAGTGATCCTTCTTTGCACATATTTACCCTTGTAAAAATATTGATGGTTTCTTATTGTCTTTCAGTACATATTCCTGAAAGTATTTCTGCAACAATGGATAGTATGGGCTGTCTGGTTCACATACCATCAGGTAAGGAATATTTCCATTTTCCCTTTGGATTGAATCCATTGCATTAAACATCATAAGTGAGTCCATTTTTTTTGCTTCTTTTGAGTGCATCCACCAAAACACCAAAGGTACAGTGGCAAATGTCCCAATAATCTTTTTATTCTTTACAACTGCATGATCAATAAAACTTAGATCATGATCATCTTGTTCTCCTGCTTTTCTGCATTCTTCAATATCTTCATCTGAACTTACTGGAATTACTTTTATGTCCAATGTGTTCATGACATATTTCTAGGTGCAAGTATCGTTGGTCTGGTTGCAAGATTAGTTGAGCGTCTATCACGTATTTGCGGTGAAATTCTTCTCTGGAAAGAATTGAGTGCAAAATTTACATCATTCTCAGTAAGAAGAGATGGCGGTGCAACTGATGCTCCAGTACCTCCAGCACCAGTGCTTTCATCCATACTTGCTCCTCCACCGAAAGTATTTTCAAAAGCATCTTGATATACATCTTGAGTTGCACTTATTTGTTCCTCTTTCTCTTCTAAATATCCTTTTGGATCAGATACAAAATCCCAGAGTTCTTCTCCAGACTCGACAACCAATCCTGCCATATCTGATGCTTCTTCCTGAAAGCTTGCCGTTCCTTCTGTTACTTGTCCCTGTAAATTAGTTGCGCCAGACTGAGTTGTTCCAATAGGGTCTTCAGCAAAATCTGTTATAGTTTCATTTGCTTCATTTAGTATATTTTCACCACGTGGTGGTATATCCCCAACATCTTCTGCAACTTCTAATGTTGCAGTCTTAATTTCTTCTGCTGGTTCTCCTGCATCAACATCCGTTGATGTCTCTTGGCCAGTGCCACCACCTGTCATTGTAGTGGTTTCATCACTGCCACCTACTGATACTGTACACATATTATCTCCTATGCATATAATGCTTCTTGATTTTCAAAATAGTTATAGCTGTTAATAGCTTTTCTTGGTCGTTTTTTCTGCTTGCCTAATGATGCATACCTCAAGGACATTGATGCATACCTTGTTGCACTCATCAGGTCATCATTCACTTTGACAATCTTGCCGTCTTTCCTGTGATACATCCTCATTTCCTCAAACCATTCTCTAAGGTAATTGAACACCTTGAACCTTCCTGTCTGCATTCTCTGCAGAACATGCATTATTCCGGGTTCTACTGACATTCCACCTTCAGGGTTCTCAAAGTGCTTGTGTATCATGTTGATACCCTGTTTGCGGTATATCTCAGCAAGTGGTCTTCCTGATCCCTTGTCATGCTGTGAACCATCATGAGGCCACACAACAGGAATCCAATCACCTCTTTCTCTTATTGCCGATGAGTGTACAATTGGAGTTGCAGAGCTTTTCCTGTAACAGTCATAGACAAAAATTATGTCCCTATCCCTATCCCACGCAAGCCATACTACAGCAGTAGGATGATCCCACCCAAAATCTAATCCGCAGATACGTGGCCAGTATTCAGGTATTGCAAAGGGTTCAACTTTCAGGTCTTCTTCAAACACTGGAAATACTGGACCTTCACCCAATACTGGAATACCTTTGGAACGCATCTCTCTTTCATGCTCTGGTATTCCTTCCAGAATCTGCGCACGTATTTCCTCATTCAAATGCGGTGCATCATCCCAAGTTGCATGATAGAGCGCCTGTCCCTTTTTGATCCGTGTCATAAACTGTCGGACAACATCCGTCATGCCGGACTCAGGAGTAAAGGTCATGTATATAAGACCACCTGTTTTTAAGGATGCACGAAGTGCCTGAGAGTAAATATCCTGCGGAGGTTCTTCATCAAGCCATGTAACATCGACTGCCTTACCCATCCACTGCATCTTTCCCTGCTCATAGGACTTGAATTCAAGCTTAGAATTCTTTCCTGATATATGGCGCACCTTAACTGACTGAAACGCATTCGGAACTCCGGGCATTCTCTGCGGAGTACCAACTATCAATTCCTTTGGTATTGTTCCTTTTCCGAACTGCTCTTCATCTCCTGCTTCGCCAAGAAGCTCCGTCTGTACAATCCCTCTTGTATTTGAGGTTGTATTTCCTGCAGACCATGCTGTTATTGCCCTGTTGAACTTTGCACCAGACCACCATTTGGGGTATCTGCCTGTAAGGTGAAAAGCCATCTCCATTGCACCGCAGAAAGTCTTTCCTGTCTTGTTTCCTGCCATCAATAGACGTTGCCGAGCCAATGCACCCTTTAAATCTTTTGCTCCATGAAAGCGTTTCTGGTACTCATACGGCTCATATGAGAAAAGCCTGTTATTTTCCTCATATTCCACCAAGAACTCTGCATATTCCAGAGCCTTCTTCGCTTTTTCATTCATACATCACCGGGATTTAACCCAAACTTCTTTTTTGGCTTGCCCATTATCGGAAACATCATCTTGAATGTATCCATAACACTTGGGTCTTTCTTCTTTGTATATTCTTTTGCCTTTATTCTTCCAACGGCTGGCGAAAGCATCGATGAGAAGATACTGAATGCAGTTATTCCTTTTGGAAGGAAGTTTTTGAACTTTGATCCTTTCCAATGTTTCATTTCACCGTGTTTTTCTTCTCCTCCGTATGCACCTTCCTCAATTTTCGTTTTAATAGCTTGCTTCTTGAGTTTTGGAGTAAGTTTGTTCTGTGGTATATTCTTGACATCATCAGATGTTGAGCCAATAGAAGGTCGATCAACGTCAGTTAGTCGTGAAGCAAGTAATTTCCTTATTTTAGATGGGCTAACTCCTTTATCTTTTAATTTCTGTATTGCTGAGAGAGTACGTAATTCTTTTCTTTGTGCCTTATTATCATCAATAGACACTTCATCCTGTACCGTTAACTGTTTTCCACCCCTTTTATCTGATGTAATTTCCTTTTCAAGATCAACTGTTGCAATTTGTTGCATGGAAGACGAAACTTGCGACCTGACTTTGCGTGATTTGATTATTTTTTGCAGATTTGAGGGTAATATCGTGCCTTTTGACTTGAGTTTTACTACAGGCTTCTTTTTCTTCTCCAATGAAGAGTAAGAAACATTCGGATTTTCATCTGGTGTTGAAATACGTGTTCCAGAAACTCGATAATCAGTTAATTCTTCTAAAGATGTCGGATCATGTTCAGACTGGAGTGAGAAATCCTCTCCCTGATCTGGAAGTGGCAGTGCATCTCTTCTTTCAAGTACAGGAACAGACTCATCTACATATCTTGATTTGATATTTTTAATATCCTGTGCATCAATAGCTTCAAGACGAGCTTGATTTTCTCCGCTTATGTAAGAACTTATCCCTGCTGGTTTTTTGGCTTGTGCATCTCGCCTTTCTAAATACTTCTTTCCGGCAAGCTGTCTTGCTCGATTAGGATCAGCTTCTATTTCATCTACGATACGTGTATAAAGTTTCTCAACCCCTTTTTGCTTGGGAAGGTTGGTCTTTATTTCAAATGATTTATCTGTCCAATACTTGTGATATTCACCGCCAAAACTGACCTTACCCTGATCACCTATCGAAACCTCTGCAACTGGAGAATATTTCTCATAAACCCTGTCGTATCGTTTCTGGATATTGTTCTCTTCACCATATACAGGGCGAACCTGTTTAAGCTTAATTCCTCTGTCTTGAGCATATTCTTTAATAATCTGGTCAGACTCGCTTGAACGATCACCACCATATACAATCCCAACATTAGGCTTATCTGAAACAACTGGATTCGGGTTTAAAATCGTAGTTGTGAAACCCTTTCCCTTAACCCCAACATGAGTTGCACCTGGCTTTTGAGAACCGAACTCTGATTGGGTTGCCTTATATATCTTGTCAAGGCGCTTGTATATCGCTCGTCTGTCTACTGTGTATTTTCGCTCCTTCGATCCCCCTTTAAATTTGGGAGCACCTGAAGCCCACAGCCAAACTCTCTTTGCCATTACTTTCTCGGTCTTTTCCTATTTGGTGGTTTCTTTCCGTATGCCATTAGTAGTTTTTATCTGTTACAAGTAAGCTCCAAGGACTTGATGATTTGCCGATTGCCCTTCTTATCCAGCCAAATTTACCACCTCCTCCACCTGACGACTTTCCACCTTTTCTGGTAGTCTGCTGAGTGAGAAGTGTCGTCTTACCTTTTGATTGAAGTTTGGGAAGTTTTTCTTTTTCAATTTGCTGTAACTCACCATAAGCACTCATTGTTCCGCCATGTATTTTATCGAATTCATGGGGATTCATTTTTCTGGACATCCCACTTCCTCGCCCACTCCATGCACTCGAAGCACCACGACGAATTTCGTAATCTGCCTTATATTTGCTACTCCAATCTGACATTATAACTCCTTTGATTCTATTTCCGGCCCCGAAGAACCCCTTGTTACTTTAATTGCTCCTACGAGCATCTTTGCACCATCCTTCCCCACTAGCTGTACAAGCTTTGCCTGAACCTCCTCATAATTCCTGTTCCCTTCTTCCTCACTCCAAGCCTTATATCCACCCCTGTCCAAAATCTCTTTTGCAGCGTTAAGTTTTACCGTATCGCTATTGCTTGAATGCATAAGCGCCTCAATAACACTCAATGCCTTTGATCCTCCATCCCTCAACCTCTTCTGAAAACCAACCTCAATCTCTGCCCTGTGCTTCTCCCTTAACTTCTTCCCCTCCTCAACCAAAAGCTTGTCATTACCCTTCCTGAATCCTGCATCCTTCATCGATACCAAATAATCTCCTGTATCAATGTACTTCTGGATAAATGCCTCAGTCTTATTCATAAATAAAATTAATTGTTGACAAACATAAACAATAGTGTATGATTACTGTAGATTTAACTATACACGTAAACTTTTCCTGTGTAGGTTGTTGGGACTATCATATAGCGGTCGGGGGTCAAATTGTGGAGGCCACCCCCTTCAAGCATTCTCATGGGTATACACTCTTAATGATAGAAGTATAAGAAGATAAACCAGATGGATAGTATCACCATCATGTATTCAATCATGTATGCCATATCATCTTCAGATCGCTCTGTATGATAAAGAATATAGATATGACTATAAACTACTTTGGATATTAATACAATACTTTATATTTAATTCTGAATGTATTTATACATACAGACTATATATCCATTAACACAAGTAAACAAATAATCATATGATAATAGATAGTATATATAATATATATATAGATATACACACATACACAGTATATATCCTATATATATAATATATAAAGGATAATAAGGGATATTTCTCATTCATACACGTTCATTGCTGGATACATGTTTTTTTGGTTTCTATTTGAACATTTTCGGTGTTTTGGGGCAGTTTCGCTGTTCGCTCACTGCTCTTGATGAATCCAAAGTGTTCATTCATTAATCATTAATTAATCCTTAATCAATAATTCGGAGGAAACATGGCTAAAGCAAAAACATTAAATGAAGTTCTAAGAACATTATCCAAAGCAGATCGTGAAACAGTTCAAGAAGCAATTTCAAATCATGTATCAAATAACTTGGACATGGCAGGACTTGTACTTTGGAATGACAAGCCAAGCAGAATTGAAGTTCAGGTAGGAGTAACAGAAGATAAAATTAAAAACCTGAAGTTTAAAAATGGAATTGCATCATTAGTAGCTGAATTACGCATAAGCAACATAACTCCTTCAGGAGCACACTGTGCTTACTACGCAAAAGATGCATATGTAAATCCATATGATGATTATGTTGCAAAGAAGGAAGAATTGGGATTTAAGCCAATGAATCCACTTAAAGCAATGAGGGATGTAACAGAGCAGGAAGAACAACTTGCTCAAGCATCATAACCATAATCTCTAATCATTAAATTAATATGTTAATTTCACTTGATATAGGTTACGAAGCCAAAGTAGCTGAAGCAATAGAAATAGTTCAAAATGCTTCAGCAAAATTAGATGATCATGGTTTCATAGACTATGACAGCAGTTACTTATCTTTTGCATTACAAAAATTCCAAGATGATTTTGAATTTGTAAATGACAGGGATAGGAAACAAGCATAATCATTCTTGCCAGTGTGCCAAAAGATCGTGCGCTGGCAAAAAAATTTGGTAATAAACTTCAGGAATTTTAAACATAATCATGGAGGAACAATGAATGAGGAAAGAATATTCGAATCACAATTTAGAAGTGAAGAATTCAACTATGACTACTCAAGAAGAAAACGACTTGAGGACTCAGCGTTTAATTTCGATGAATTCTACGCAGAACCAGAACATGACTGCACAAAGCTCTTCAGGTAAGCATTTTATCATAGGAGCAATAGTAGGAATAGTAGGTCTAACAATACTCCCAATATTCGCAATTGTAGTTTCATTCATATTTGGAGTTATCGCAAACAATTATAGGAGGTAATATGCAAGAGAACACACAAATGATCAAACAAGGCTTCAATGGGATAATTTCTGAAATCACATGGAGAAATACTAAAATTTACTTGAAATACATTTCTAAAAAGTTAATGAATTTTGTTTTTAATTTAACATTAATTCCACTTGTAATGCATAGATTAAAGCTCATGTGGAAGAATAGTTAATAGAACCACTAGGATATAAATTAAAACAGGGCTAGTGGGAGGGTACAAAGTGGCTCACATTACTCAAAAAAAGGGTAGTGTGAGTCATAAAAAAATTTTCCCCCCGCCCGCAATCATGTACCGAACCACAAATCATAAAATGAAAAATGGATCATAGAATCATTCAGATGTTTACACATCCAGACAGACAAATTTTACAATTTATTACAGAAGGATTGGAACTGTTAGATCAACATGCATCAACAAAAGGGAACTTTGAAAAAGTATTAAGAATAAGGGAAATAAAAGCAGAGATAGAAGAACTTGTACCGCAGTCAAACAATGGAAGAAGAAAATATATCAACTGATAATTCATGGAGGAAATCATGAAAAATGAACTATGCTTTCAACTATTAGAACCTACAACCAAGAAATGGAATATATATAAAGAATTATTTAATAAAATAGATAAAGTATTAAAAGAATATCAAATAACAGTATATTCAAGAGAATTTGATGATGTACATTTCCAAGTGACTGAAATTATTGAAATTGATCTATATGATAATCAAATTAAAATAATAAAAACAATTTCAAAAATGCTACATGATCATAATCTTGAAACAGAACTTATATATAACAAATTATTGTCAGAAGGATTAACATTTAACGCATTCAAATCTCATGATATTGCAGATTGTATGAAAGCAGTTAATAAACTTAATAAAGAATTCAAGTCATTTGTTAAATTAATTACAGAAACAAATGTAAATCACAATAAAGAAATACATAAAGATATTTTGAACATATACAAAATATTAGGAGTTAATAAATGATTAAAATATATAAGGATGATAAATGCAAATGGTGTGGAACAAACTTGGATTTATGTGCGCCACATCATGAAGGGGGCAATGTATTTTGCTGTCTTATGTGTGCTCAGGAATGGCGTATGTCAAAAGAGCCAATACAGAAAATACTTTCATAAAGGAGAATATGGAAAAGGAAAAATTTATGTCAAAACTGGAAAATTTTCTCCAAGAAACAATAGGTGATACTTGGGAGATTCTTAATACAGATATAACAGATGATTCCATATACATAAAAGGAATAACAGTATGGAATCTGAAAGATTCAAATGATGATGAGGAGATGGTACATGGAATATGAAAAAGATGTTAATTCACTGAAAGACGCAATTTTATTATCACAACAAATATTAAAAGGCGAAGACTATGTTTGCAATAGCTGTGGAAGTGACGAACTTCAAGT